TCACAGTTCGGTGGCAGCAATCAGCCCGTGCGCCCGCATTGCGTCGAGGATCGCGGCGATCGCGGTGCGCGCCTCGGAATCGGTCACGGCGCCCCCGGTCGGCGCGGCAATCGCAGCGCCCTGAGCGCCCAATATCTGCACCCCGCCGATCTCGATCCGCGCAGCGCCGATCACCCCGGCCTCCCACGCACCCGCGTGATAGCGCGCCGTCACCCCCAGGCTCTCCACCCACACGGACAGGCCCGGGCGCGGAGTCGCGAAGCGCCAGCCGCCGTCGGCCCAGGTCGCGACCGCATCCGGATGGTCGGCCCATGCGCCCGACGCGGCCGGACCAACGATCCACGCCGCGCCGGGGGCCGGATCGACCGGCGGCACCGTCACGCCGATCGCGACGACGGCAGGATGCAGCAGCGAATCGATCCGGGTGATTGCCTCATTGTGGAACATCTCCTTTTGCGATTGCCCGGCATGCAGCAGGGGAAGCGCGAATCGGGCGGTCTCGGTCATGGCGTTACTCCATCGGGTCCAGGGTTAGGGTGGCAGGCGGCGACAGGCCCCGGTCGCCCGCCTGGCGGACTTCGAGTCGCGCCGCGCCGCCCCCTTCCAGGAACCAGTGCGGCACCGTGCTGATCGCCTCGATGCTGGCGCCGGCCGGGTCGGTCACCCGGATCTGGTAGCGTTCGGCGCTCTCGCCCAGCGGGGCGTCCGTCCCGTCGATCCAGTCCCAACCGCCCCGGCTCCGCCGGGTCCAGCGCAGCCATCGCCCGCCCTCGCCCGGTTCCGCCGTCAGCGCGACCGGGGCCAGCGGCGCCACCAGCCGCCCGGTCAGCGTGGCTTCCGCTTCGACCGGCTCGGCATCGCCAACTCCGCTCGCCATGACCGTGACCCGCGTTCCCGCGCCGCCGGCCACCGGCACGAACGCGATTGCCGCGCGCTCGATCAGGACGAACCGGTCGCCGGCAACCACGCTGCCAATCCGGTCCTCGGTCCCGCGCCGTCCACGCCACAAATGGGTGAGCAGCCACCGGCCCGCCCCCAGCGGCTCGGCGCGCGCGAACTGGATCAGCTCGTCACCGATCAGTGCCAGGTTGGCCCCCGCATCCAGTGCGTCTGATGTCGCATCGTTCAGCCCGTCCGAATCGGTGTCCAGGTCGACAACCAGCCGCGAACGGCGATCCTCGATCAGGGCGCCCGCGGCGGTCGGGGGCAGATGAACCCGCCCGATCACCGCCGGCGCCGCCGTCGTGCCGACCGGCTTCCAGCGCGCTCCGCCATCGCTGCTGAGCGCGAGCGCGGCGCGGCGCCACCCGGAGGTCGACCCACCCGCTGCAATCGCGATTCGCGCGTGATCGCCGGACGATTCGGAACGGTCGGGCAGCTCGAACGCCGACAGGATCGTCGCCCCGCGCAGCCGGTCGGGCGCGAGGTGCACCCGACCCGGGCTTGCCGGGCGCGCCGTGGCGGGGTCCATGATCGGGACCAGGGTGAGTGCGACCCCGTCCACATCCAGCGCCGCCTCGGCGACGCGCCACTGCCCTGGCTCGCCCGTGATGGTCACCCGGCTGCCCGGCGCGATCGCCAGCCCCGCCCAGCCGGGTCGCACGCTCCGCCGCGTCCGCTCGGCCGCCGCCCGCAGCAGCTCATCGGTCGCCATCGCCTTGGCGTCCGACGCGGGCAGCGCGGCAGGCAGGGCAATGCGCCGTTCCCCCGCCGCGCCGCTGGGCGACGTCGCGACCTGCACGCCCAACTGGTAATCGCGCGCCGGCTCGTAATGGCTGATCGCGACGCGCTGCGGCGCGCGGTCGGCTGCGTCAATCGTGCGCGCCGCACCCGTACCGGCATCCGGGTCGGTGATCGCCGTGGCGGCGCCAGTACCGCCCACCAGCCGGAGCTGCCCCGCCGCCAGCGAGGGCCAGCAACCCGCCGCATCGATCAACGGCGCCACTGCGCCGCGCAGGGTCTCGCCATAGGCCGAATAGCCGCTGATCGGGCGCGTCGCGTCGCCGGCGCCGATCGCGCCTGCGCTCACCTCCTCGACAATCTGTCCGGCGGGAACAGGGCCGGGATCCGCCATGACCTCGAACGACAGCGACGGGATGCGGTTGCCGAACGCCTCCAGTTCCAACCCCTCGAACACGGCATAGGCCATGCCACGATGCGCCGGAGTCAGCGCGGTCCCCTCGGCCGATGCGATCAACGGATCGGGCGGCTGATCCTCGCCGCCCAGGTGCACGCGGAACCCGGTGCGCTCCTTCCAGTCCCCCGCCGCCCCGCGCAACAGCTTGCCATCCGCCCAGATTCGCCCGATCGCCTGGATCGGACGCGCCGACAGCGCGACCGCGAACGACGCGGTATAGCTGTATCGCGTCACGGTCGGCTGTCCCTTGCCGCCCTCGCGATGGCGATGCTCGACCAGATCGCTCGCCCAGATCACCGTCCCGGCAACCCGCAGGGTGCCGAACAGCTTCGGCACCGGCGTGCCATAGCTCGACGTCTGGACGCTCAATTCGGTCAGGCGCGGCCCCTCCCGCCCTTTCGGCTTGAACAGCAGCTCGCGGTCGATCACCTGCCCGGCCAGCGCGCCGATCAGCGATCCGACCGGCCCGAACAGGCCGCCGACCGTGGAAAGCACCAGCGTCGCCATGTCAGTCCCCCCTGCGGCGCCATCGCGCCAGTTCGGGCCAGGGTGGATCCCCCGGCCGCTCGACCACCCGGCGCAGCCCCGCGTCGGCGTGGATCACGCCCGCTTCGCTCGCCACGGCAAAATGCAGCTGCCCCGCCCCCGCATCGAACAGCACCAGATCGCCGGGCCGCGCGTCGGTGGCGCGCAGCAGCCCGCTGCGGTCGACCGCATCGATCACCGCTTCCGGCCGCCCGCCCCTCAGCGCATAGCCGCGCGGTACGCCCACGCCGAATGCCAGTCCGGCAAGCCCGACACAGTCCAGCCCCAGCTCGACGCTCCGGCCGTGCAACCGGAACCGCGCCCCGATCGCGCTGCGCGCACGCTCCAGCGGCGTCATTCGCCCGGATACCGCGTCAACAGATCGATCCCGGGCAGGTAGGGCTCGCCACGGAAATTGGCCGCATTGCCGAACCGCCCGGCACAGGTCGCAATCGACTTGTCGCACCCTTCCCGGATCTCCAGCATCGCGCCGGTCGCCGGAAAGCGCGGTGGCTGCCACAGCCGCACCGCGTTACCCGCGGAGCGCGCCACCGCATCGCTCAACCCGCTATTGCTCCCGGTCAGCCAGCCTATGCGTCCACCGCCCCATGCGTCCGGCACCGGCTCGGTCGTATCCACGGTCAGGGTCGCACCTTCCGCTGCGACTACCCGCACGATGCGACGTCGCCCCGCCATCGCCACGCGGCACCGTTTGTCACCCAGCTCGGCCCGGCATTCGGGCGACGTCACCTCGACCGCCGGCACATCCAGCGCTGCAGCCGCCCCGCGCAGCTCCGCGCTCAGCATGCCATTCCGCGTCTCGACCGCGCCGATCGTTCCATTGGCCAGCATGATCGGGTCTCGCGGCGCGGTCCAGTCGACCGCAAGCAACGCGATCCGCGCGCCGTCCCACCGTCCGGCAAGCAGATCGGCCTCGCTGATCGCTGCGCCAGTCAGTGCCCCGGTCACGTCCATGCTGTCCGGGTCCAGCCCCGCCCCGCGCCGGATCGCCGACGGCGTCATCCCTGGCGCCGCGCGATAATGGAAGCCATCGACCTCCAGATCGCGGTCATGCGCGGTCAACCCGATCGCCACCCCATCGCGCCGCTCGATCCGCCAGCAATAGGCGATCGTGGCGAGCGGCTCGTTCAGCCAGTTCATCAGCTTTTTCCTTGCGCTTGCGCGGGCGCAACACGGGCTGCAGACTGAACCGATGCTCAGCTGGCTTCGTACCGCGTCCGTGATTGCACTGTTGGTCGCGCCGCCAGCAATGGCGTGCTCGATGGGGCCAATCCGGTCGGAAACCGGGGCGCTCGAATACGCGCGACAGTCCTATGGCCTCGCCGCGCTTGTCGTGGACGCCGAGGTCGAGTCTCCGATGCACCTTGGCGACGATTGGAAACCGGGTCTGCTGCCCGTTGCCCGCCTCAAGGTTCTTCGGGTTCTCAAGCCCGACGGACCGGGCATCGTCGCGGATTCGAGGATCGCCGTCGCCTATCGCGACTCCTGCTCGATCGCCTTCACCCGTGTCGGTCAGCGCGTCCGCGTGCTGCTTGAAGGCGGCGGGATGATCTTCGTGGCGGATTCGGGGATGAACGGCGCCGCGATCTGGGACGAGAAGCTTGGCGCGCTGTTCGAACGCGAGATTGATCGACTCGCCGGTGTCCCCCGCGCTTCTGGCTTGGCTCCGTTGGGGGCTGAGTAACCGTGCCTAGTCTTCCCTGACCTCAACCAACGGCACGCTCGGCGCCGCCCCCGCCATGAACGTGGCCCGGTTCACGCTCAGCGAATCCTCGGCGAACCGCACCGGCACATCGAACCGGAACCCGGCCGTCACCAACGCCCCATGCCCCGGCGGTTCGTCCAGCACGACCGTCCCACCCGCTTGCAGCGCGAACGCCGCCGTCTCGACACCATCGACCGCCACCCGCACGCTCCCCGCCACCGGCCGGGTGATCCGCCGCGCGACATCGCCATAGGTCTTGACCAGCGCGAACGCCTGCCGCGCGCCGTCACCCTCGCCCAACAGCTGATCGAGCGGGCCCGTCGCCCCGTCATCGTTCGAGCAATCGTCGAACGGATCGCGCAGCCGGAACCCGCGCGCAGGCCCCATCCGCGCCCGGAAGAAGCTCAGCAGCGCCCGGATATCCGCCTCGCTCCGCACCCCCGACCCGACATCGTACCGCGTCCGCGCCTGCGCCCAGGCGGCGTTGCGCGCCTCATGCCCGCCCGCGCTGGTCAGGATCGCGGTCGACACCTCGGGCGCCACCTCCGCCTCGCGCCCCAGCGCAATCGGGAACAGCACATCGTCGAATGCCTGCATGTCTTCCTCCTGATCGAAGGTCACGAACCCATCGCGGATCACCTGCGGCAGCGCCCAGATGAACGTCGCCGCCACGCCCCGCGCACGCGCCGCATCCGCCGCCGCGGCAATCCCGCGCCACTGCGACGCATCCTGCGGAGTCAGCACGAACCCGGCGAAGTAATGCTGCCGCTCCACCGGATAGCCCAGCCGCGCCTGCGCCAGCGCCACGCCGCGCGCGCTCGCCACCGCGTTGCCCGCCGCCGCCCAGTCATAATCCTCGAGCTGCAGCACATCGAACGCGGGATAAGCCCAACCGACCGGCAAATTCGCCCGCATCGCCTCAGGCGCCGCGCGGTCCAGCACCGTCGGCAGATAGGCGAGCAGCAACAGCCGCGCCTCCGGAGCCGCGCCGCGCACCGCCGCCCCCAGCGCCGCCGTCGATGCCGCCAGCAACGCCCCCGCCGCGTCGAGCACATCGGTATCGGGATCGCCTCGCACATTCTGCTCCGCCGGATCGCCCAGCGCCGCCCGTGCCGCGTCGTCATGGATGCACAGCCGACCATCGGCCATCACCCACCACCACGGTTCGCCGACCTGGAAGCTGACCGCCAGCCCGGCGTTCTGCGCGATCCCGACAAACGCCGCCGCCACCGCCTGCAGATACCCCATCGCGCCGGCATGCGCCGGGGAGAGCAGGGTCGAGGGCGGCTCCCACCCGGTCAGCGCGGGCGACCCATCCGCCGCCCGCTGCTTCCAGTCGCCCCAGCAATGCGCGTCGAACAGCTCATAGGACAGCGACCAGATCACGCCGAACCCCAGCGCCTTCGCCCGCGCCGCGAAATCGGCATGCCACGCGACACACGGCGCGTTCAGCGCCCCGCCGCTCAGGCTCGCATAATAGCCCCCCGCCGCGGCCTCGAGCCGGAAATAATGGCTCATCCCGACATAATGGACGATGTCCCTGCGATACCCCAGCCGCAGCGCATTGCGCAGCAACCGCGCCGGGGTGACATGATAGCTGTCGTCATAGCCCGAGCAGATCGACAGCCCATGCTCGGGCACCACCACCTCGCCAATCGTCAGCACCGCCCCCGGCCCCTCGACCGCGATCTCCGACAGCTCGACCCAGCCCTCGGTCGGCACCGCCAGTGCCGCATCGTTTCCGGTATATCCCGGTGGCACCAGGCTCACGAACATCCGGTCGACATCGCCCGCCCACACCGGATCACCCTCGCCCGGCAGCACGAACCCACCCGCCACGCTCGCAAAATCGAGACTGACGACGCAATCCTCCGGCGTCCCCTGCGCATAGTTCCACAGGCGTACATACCAGGCGCGCGGCTCCCCTGCCGCATCGCGCCCTTCGATCGTCAGCACCGGGCCATTGACCGCATCCAGCGGCACCACCCCCGACGACCGCCAGCGAAAGCGCAGCCGGCACCCGCGATAGTCGCGGCTGGCCTCATAGGACAGCAGCGGGTGATCATGCCGATCCACGCTCTCCCAGATCAGCCCCGCCAGATCGTCCTGCCGGTAAAACACCGCATCCACGCGCAGTGCGTCCGGCGCGGTGGTCACGACGCTCGCCATCATCGGCCGCGGAAAATTGACCGTCCAATAGGCCGGATCAAAGCGCGAGATCACCCCCGCCGCCTGCACCGTCCGCTCGGACGCCAGCCAATATGCCATTGTCATGCTCCGTGTTAAAAGGCGCGCAGACCGGGAGAGGGATATGCTCGTTGCGATCGTGCTCGCCGCTGGATCGGGATGCGCAGCTCCCGTCTCATGCCCGTCGCCACAGGACGTGGTCGCCGCATTCAACGCGTTTGAAGCCGATCTGGAATGGGACCTTCAGGCCGATGCGTCGCGCCAGTCGGACGATGTCGTAGCGGTCGCTGTCCATCGCACCCGCCGTATCACCGGCCTACGCTGCGCCCCCGTTGAGGCGGAGCAACCGACCGTGACCTGCCGGGGTGTCGTGCATCGCATGAATTCGCGCGCGCGACAGAATTTCCGGCTGATCCGCACCGCTGACGGGTGGCGACACGAGGATCACCGGAACCGCTCCGACACCTGACATTCACTCCACCGCGCTCAGCGCCGCTTTCACCGCCCGCGCCACCTGCCGCCCCGATTGCCGCAGCGCCCCGGCGGCCTCACCGCCACCCGGCGCGTTGATCGTGATCGCCACCCGCACGTCCCGCCCGCCGCCCTGGAGCGGAACCTCGACCCGTCCGCTGCTGGTCGGCACGAACAGCTCCGGCCCGCGCTCGCCGACGATATAGCCGCGCCCCGGCGCCACCGGTCCGCCCGTCGCGCGCCCGGGCAGGCCGAACAGGCTGCCGATTACCGCGCCCAGTCCGCCCCCGCCGCCACCACCGAACAGCGACGACAGCCCCGCGCGCACTGCCTCCGCCGCAATCTCGCTCAGGATTTGCGACGCCACGCGCTGCAGATCCTCGAACCCCAGCTTGCCGGTGCGCGCCGCCCGCAACAGCGCCTGCTCGACCCCGCGCCCGGCGCGATCCGCGCCCGCCTGCAACGGCCCGTCGATCGCGGCGCGCATCTGCGCCACGTCGCGGGCAAAGCCTTGCGTATCGGCGCGCACGCGCACCATCATGTCGTCCAGATCGTCACCCATCGGGAAATGCCTCCATCAGCTGCGCGATCGTGTCGCGATCGGGCGGCGCGACCGCCTCGCCAGCCATGGCCCGCACCAGCGCTGCCAGCTCGGCCGGGGTCGCGTTCCAGAACAGCTCGGGCGTCCAGCCAAACGCCACCCCCGCCTGCCCCGCCAGCAGCGCGGCGCGCTCGGCGAACGACTGGCCCCGGTCCTGACCCGCAGTCATCGCCCCGCCAGTATCTGCCCGATCAGCACGCGCAGCGCCGGGGTCGCCGCGGCAAGGCCACCTGCCGTCACCCCCTCGCCGAACGCCTCCCGGGTCAGCCCCTCGGGCCGCTCCTTCAGGCAGTGCCAGAACAGGGCGACCATCTCGCCCAGCGCCAGCCGCCCCTCGGCCGCCCGCTCGACCAGTGCAAACAACGGCCCGACTTCCTGCTCAGCTGCCACGAGCGCGCCGAACGAAGGCCGCAATCCCAGCTCTACCCCCGCCACCCGCAGCATCGCCTCGCCCCGCGCCGGGTTCGCACTCATGCGGAAACCACCGGCCCGGAACTCTCCAGGTTCAGCGTGTAATTCCGCTCCCCGTTGAAATCCCCGGCATAGTCCAGCCGCGTGACCAGAAACCGCCCGGTCATCGTCTCGCCGCTCTCGAAACTCAGCCGGTAATCGTCGATCACCCCGCTCAGCGCATTGCCCCGGATGCGCGTCTCCGCCGCCGACCCGGTAAACACCCCCGCCGCCGACACGCTCACCGATCGCACCCCGGCGCCCGACAGCAGCTCGCGCCACGCGCCCGAATCCTTCGACGTGATCGCCACCGCCTCGCCATTGACGCTCAGCTGCGTCGTGCGCAGCCCCGCCACCGTCGCATAGGCGACCGGCGACCCGCCATCGCCCACCTTCAACAGGAACGCGCTTCCCTTCTCCACCGCCATGTTGGTTTCTCCTTGGTTTGCGGCACCGGCCCGCTCCCCCACCCAGCCACCCATTTCAGAATATCCTGCCGATGGGTGGTCGGGTGGGGGAGCGGGCCGGTGCCGTTTCAATCAGATTTCAGCATCCGCACCCGCCACTCGCTCGTCGCGATCCAGCGCCCCTCGCCCTTCCGCTCGATCCGCGCGCGCAACAGCGCCCGACTGGCGAGTTCCCAGCCGCCGCCCATCGCGCGCGGCAGCCCTGTCATCGCCGCCTCGACCTCTCCGCAAAGCCGCCGCAGCCGCGCCGGGCTTTCCCCGGCGTCGAACAGGCTGACGACGACCCGCGCTTCGCGCCCGGCCATGTCCTTGGTGCCCCAGTCGGACAGCTGCGCCTCGCCGATCACCGCGTTCGGCGTCGCCGCGCGCACCGGCGGCGCGTCGAATATTCCCGCCAGCTCCTCGGCGAGCGGCGCATGCGCGTTCAGCGCAGTGCGAATCGCCTCGGCCAGCACCACCGCCGCGCTCATCGCGCCGCTCCAGCACCCAGCCGCATTGCCCGCCACGGTCGCCACAACGCCGTCACCGCCGCTGGCGGCGCTCCGTCGCCATCCATCCGCAGATGCGCCGCCAGCCTCAGGATCCCATGCCGCACCGGTTCGGGAACCGCGTTCCAGTCGCCCGCACTGCCCGCCCTGTAGGTCACCGCGACGCGCCCGCCGCCAGACGCGCAGCGCACCCAGCCCCGCCCCGCCGCATCGATATCGATCCCATAGGACTCGGGCGCGAGCGCAACGGCGCTGCCATCGGCCGTCACCGCCTGCACCGCCGTCACTGCCCGCACCGGCGCGATGCTAAGCGCCTGCCACTCCGCACGCGCCGCCAGCGTCTCGCGCAGCGTCCGCTCCAGCAAGGGCGCGCCGATGAACCCTTCGCACAGCTCGCTCGCAACGCGCAGCTGCGCGGCCAGCTCGGCATCGTCATCCACCCCGTCGATCCGCAGGAAAGTACGCAGCTCGGCCAGCGCCACGGGGGCCGCCACGGGCGGCACGATCGTCTCGACCATCACCGCCGCTCCACCCGCACGTCGAGCGAGCGCGCATCGCGCCGCCCGTCGCTCCACGTCACCTGGTTGGTCAGGCGATACACCATGCCCGGATGCCCGCCCTCGACCGTCGCGGCACAGCGCGATCCGCTCACCGCCTCCGCCACCACGACCAGCCCGCCATCCTGCACCGGCGCGACCGTCCAGCCGCTCGCGTTCAGTCCGGCGGCACCGGCAATCGCGGCCCAGTCGATCGCATAGTCCAGCGCCGCGGCCGGATCCTTCAGGAAGATGCCCATCTCTCGCCCCCCTCGTTCAAAAAAGAAGGGGCGGGCCGGCCGGACCGCCCCTCCATGTTCGCCCGGCCGGCAACGTGTTCAGCCCGCCCGTGCCTCCGGCCGGGCGGCCCGCGCCCGGTATTCCGGCGGCTGCTCGCCAGCCACCGCGCGCGCCGGGCGGGCCGGTGCGGGATTCAGCAGCGTGCGATCCTGCGCCACCGCATCGTCATCCAGTGCGCTGGCGCGCGTCATGCGGCGGTCGGATGCGACCGCCGCGATGGCGGCGCGCGGGGCAGTCCAGCCTGCCCCCGCGCGCGCCGCCCGGCGTCGCCGTCCGGCGATCGGCCCGCCGGCAATCGCCCGTGCGCCGATCGCCGCCCGCATCAGCTCACCACCGCGCGATCGGTGACCCGACGCCAGTCGGTCCCGTCGGAAAACACCGGTACCGCGCCACCGCTTTCATTGGTGCAGAACGCCATCGCGCCCGCGCCCACCGTCGCTGCATTCGGCAGTCCGGTAACGCTGTGGCTCGGCAGCTTGGGCGGCTTGGCGAAATAGGCGACGTTGATCGTCGGATCGAACTCGACGAACAGGTTGCTGGCATTGCCGACCGAGCGATAGCTCTTCTCGATCTTCAGCTTGTCACCGTCGCTATTGTCATAGCCGATGGTGAAGCTGCCGCCGCCGCCATTGTTGGTGAAGCCCAGCAGCGCATCCGAGCCCGTGCCGTTCAGCACCTGCAGGTCAAGCATCGCGCTGCCATTGGTATTGTACACCACCTGCGCCAGCTTTCCGGTGACCGACCCTTGCGTGAACTGCGCGTTGAAATCGCCACCGGTAATCGTCGGGATATAGACGCGGATCGCCGTCCCGTTCGCCACCCCGCTGGTCAGGTTGAGCACAAAGCCGGCATTGTCGCCCGACGGCGTCGGCTGGGTCGGCGTCACCAGGTACAATGCACCGCCGCCAAGGTGATGATTGTCGAACTGGTTGCGATAGGGCAGCGGCAGATAGGAATTGCCCGCGGCATTCTTCTGCTGCGCCACCGCGCGATTGTTGGTCCCGAACAACAGCCACGGATGCGGCTTGCCCGCCCCATTGTCCTTCAGCTCGACCTCATTGCCGACGGCCCCCAGCCGGATGCTGATCCGATCGTCGCCCACGCCGCTGGTAAAGCGGTAATTGTTCGCGCGCATCGTATAGTCGGCACCGTTCCCGTCCCAGTCGCTGACCAGGTGCGGAACCGTCCCCGAAAACAGCCGATATTCATTGTTCGGGTCGCTCGCCGGGAACATCGAACTGTGAAACTCGACGATGAACGGATCGCTCGGCGCACCCTGCGCGAACTTGCTTTCGATCCGATAGGATGCCGACGGCATGTCGGTGTTCAGCGGGGCAAAGGCGTTGGTCTGGTTGAACCCCAGCGACAGGACCGTGTTGTAGTAATTGGGCTGGCTGGTCGGGCCGTTGGTCGCCAGCGATCCGTTCTGGATCAGGCGCAGATTGACCGCATCATTGCCGCCCTGGCTGTTGGTCATGCCCGACACCGGCGCCTGCTGGTCGATCACCAGCTGGCTGAAAATGCCGCTCTCCAGCACCGGCGGATCGAGCACCACCCCGTCGACATTCGCCATCGCGTTGAGGAAATCGGTCACCGTCCCCGTCGCGTTGCCGGGCATCGCCTGCCACGCCGCGAACACGTCATGTGCCTGCACCGTCTCGTAGAATTCGGCGGCAACGGTCAGCGATACGGTCTTGGTGCCTACCGGCAGATCGACGGCGCTGGTGCCGTCCGACGAGACGATCGGATCGCGCACGATCGTCCCGCTGGTAAAGGTACCGATGCCGACCTCGAACACGCTTGCATCGGCGGGCGCGCCGTCGATCGCATAGTAGAACTGGTCGCCTTCGCTCAGTACCGACGCAAAGCTGCGCGATCCGGTCACCGCGCCGCCCGGCGTGATGGCGCCGGTCCCGGTCGTCGTCGTCGTTTCCTCGACCAGGTCTGCGTAAATCAAATCAGCCATGTTTGTGCTCCTGCGGAAGAATGTCGGAACTGGCCGGGGCGCCCGCTTCGCCCCGGCCCGACGGTATCAGGGGTGCAACGAACCGCAGAATCGTAAAACTTTTCACCCAAAAGCCGCGGATCGTCGCGTCGCATCACGCTGCGGCGAACTTCATCAGCTTGATCGCCTCGCTGTTGGTCACCGCGCCGCCGACGCGCTTGGTGGCGTAGAAGTGGACGAACGGCTTGTTGCTGTACGGATCGCGCAGGATCTGCGTCTCGCCGCGCTCGGCGATCAGATACCCGGCCTTGAAGTTGCCAAATGCGATCGACAGCGAATTGGCGGCGATGTCGGGCATGTCTTCGGCTTCGACCACCGGATAGCCCAGCAGGCTCGCCGGCTGCCCCGCGCTCAGCGACGGTTGCCACAGCAATGCGCCATCGCTCGTCTTGAACTTGCGGATGCGCGCCAGCGTCGCCGAATTCATGCACCACACCGCGCCCTGGCGATAGGGCGGCCGCAGCGCCTGGACTAGGTCGATCAGCTTCTCCTCGGGGTCGGCGGCAAACGCCCCCGCCGCGCCCGACACGATGTGCTGCAGCGTGCCGAACGCGCGGACGTCATCGCCCGTCGCCGCGGTGGCATAGGTCAGGAACCCCTTGGGCTTGTTGGTGCCGTTGCCGCTGACGAATGCCGCCCCCTCGGCCCGCGCGAATTCCCGCGCGATCTCGTCGGCCAGCCAGGCTTCGACATCGAACGCGGCATCGTCCAGCATCGCCTGGCTCGCCGCCGGATTGGCGAACAGGTCGCCCATCGGCGGGGCAATCTCGTTGAACACCGGCGTATCGGTCTCGTCGCGCGCCGCCGTCTCGCTCGCCCAGCCGGATTCGGTCCCGCCCGATGCGACCAGCTTGCGGTATCCCGCGCTGCCCACCGTCACGACATTGGCGATCGCACGGATCGGCGAGATGCTCGCCAGCGTCGCATCGACCAGCGCGTCGATCTCGCGCGGCACGGCATAGCCGCCCTCCGCCCCGCTCGTCCCCGACAGCGCCTTCATCTCCAGCGCGCCGCTCCCGCTACGCAGGAACCCCTCGAACGCCGCGCCGGTCACGGACCGCGCCCCACTCAACATCGGCCGCGCCACCGGCACCCCAGCCGCTTCCACCGCCTCGAACGACTGTTCGAGGACATCCGCCTTCGTTTCCATAGTCTTCTCCATGCCAAGAAAATCCTCCCCGGCACGGGGAGGGGACCATCGCAAAGCGATGGTGGAGGGGGCCCGCGTCCGGCGAACCCCATCGTCTCAGAAAATCATCAGACAGAGCGTCCTACGCGCCGCCGCGCGGGCCCATCCGCCACCCTGCTTCGTTGGACCGCAACGCACCCTCACTCCGGGAATTCCAAATGTCCAAACGCTCGAACAAAAGCTGGATGAGCGTCGGATTCGACGCTTGGTCACTCGGCTGGGAATCCGCCGCCGTAATGGGGCTGCGCGCGACCAAAATCGCCCAAGGCGGTACCGAAGCGCCGCGCGAAGCCGAACGCATGGTCTCCGAAAAACTGACAGCAGCGTACGAATTGCAACTGGCGATGATGACCGGCGCACTGGGCATGAACCCAGCCACCACCACCCGCAAGGCGCTCGCCCACTACCGCCGCAAGGTCCGCGCCAACGCCCGCCGCCTCAGCTAATCCAAGAAAGTCCCCTTCAGGATTGCGGGGTGAACGACGCCCGCGTGGGTTAACCCGGCAATGGGCTGGGGTGGGGCAGTTCCAGCTTCGCAGGGACCGGCCGCCGCACTCGCCACTGCATGCACCCGCGCCAGCCCCTGCATCGGTCGCGCCACCAGGCTCACTTCGCATAGCTCCAGCGCCATGATCTCACGCCACCGCCCCTGCCGCGCCTTGACCGCCCGATACCCGAAACTCAGCCCATTGACCGCGCCCCGCGCCACCAACGCCGCCAGCTCGGGCGCATCGATCCGCCCAGTCACCCGCAGCCCGCGCGCATCCTCGCCGATCGCCTCGATCACCCCGACCGGTTCCCCGCGATGCTGCCACAGCAACGGCACCCGCCGCACCCGCGCCCCGAACGCCCCGGCCCGGATCACATCCCCGCCCCGGTCCGGCACATCGAACACCGCCGCATAACCGGCGAACCGCACACTCCCCTCCCGCTTGCGGGAGGGGCTGGGGGAGGGCCTGTCCTCACGCCCAGCGCCAGCCGGTCGCGACATCACTTCCCCACCCCCCAAAACCCCAATTTCACCGCCAGCCCCACGACCAGTAGCGCCAGCAGCATTCGCACCACCCAGCCGGCGACCGCCTTCACCGCTGACCGCTTGGCATCGCGCCACGCCTCCAACAGCTCGCGCAGCTCACCCATGTCCTTGCCCGCGTGGGGATCGTCGAGCCCCAGCCGCGCCAGCGCCCGGCTTGCCCCCAGCTCGCCCGCTTCTTCCGCCACCGCGCGCAGTGTCGCCATGTCCGCGCCCTCGGCGCTCCCCTGCGCGATCAGCTGCGCCAGCAACTTGCCGTCGACCGGCGCGCTCACGCCCCGAACCCCTCGCCAATTTCCGCGCCGATCCCCACCATCGCGCGCTTCTCCTCGGTCGTCAGGAACTCCGCCGCGCTCACGCTGCGCCACAGCCGCTCGCGGTCCTCGGCCATCGCAGGCACCTTGTCGACCGCGACCCACAGCCGCGCGTCGGGGAACCAGGCCGACAGCCCCTGCGCCAATTCGGTCAGGATTTTCTCCGCCAGCGGCAGGATCGTCATCCGCCACACCGCCTTGTTGGCCTCGCGATAATTGGCATAGCTGTTGTCGCCCGGCAGGCCGAGCAACATCGGCGGCACCCCGAATGCCAGCGCAATCTCCCGCGCCGCCGCCGCCTTGAGCCCGACAAAATCCATGTCCGCCGGGGTCAGGCTCATCGCCTGCCATTTCAGCCCGCCCTCCAGCAGCATCGGCCGCCCGGCATTGGCGGCGCCGGCAAAGCCAGCCTCCATCTCGCCCTTCAGCCGCTCGAACTGCGATGGCGACAGCGCGCTCCCGTCCCCCGGCTCGTACACCAGCGCTCCGGATGGCCGCGCCGCATTGTCGAGCAGCGCCTTGTTCCACCGCGTCGCCGCATTGTGGATCGCGATCGCCCCCGACGCCGCGCCCAGGCAGCCCAGCCCATAATGATCGTCGATCGGGTTGAACGCCTTCAGGTGCACGACCTGCGGCCGCCCCGCCGCATCCTCCGCCGCGATCGTGGTGACGCTCCCGCCGACGCGATAGCGATAGCCGACCGGCCATCCCCCGGCATCGGTGTCGACGCTCACCCGCTCGGGCCGCAGCGCGAACAGCTCCGCCACGCCCCCCGCACCATCGCCAAGGAGCTGCACGAATGCATTTCCATGCAACAGCAACTGCGCGGCGATCGTCGCCCCCAATTCCTGCCCCTGGCTCCGCGCCGTGATGAGCTTCAGCAGCGACCCATCGCTCGCCGCGACCGGCGCGGCGGCCACGCCCTCGGCGATGATCTTCACCGCCCGCTGCGCCACCGGATTGGCCGTATAGCCGGCCCGCACCTGTGCCTCGTAACTCTGCGGCCACTCGCCCAGCACCGCGCCCGCGCCCTGCCCACGCGCCAACACCGGACGCGAAGCATCGCGCCCGGACTTCCGCCCGAACCATTTCATGCGTGTTCTCCTTTGATCGCCTCGCGGCGATTGAGCGCCTAGCGCTTCCTACCGAACCAGATCACGTGGCGCGGCCCCTTGCCATTCTGCCGCGCCCGCACCTGAACCTCTTCCACCGCAAAGCCCGCATCGCGCATCCGCCGCGAAAAGGCCGGGTCCGGCCCCGCCGACCACACCGCCAGCACGCCGCCCGGGGCCAGCGCCGTCCGTGCCCGCTCCAGCCCGCGCATCGTGTACAGCCCGTCATTGGCGTCGCGCGTCAGCCCGTCCGGCCCATTGTCGACATCCAGCAGGATCGCCTCCCAGCTGCCCCGGCTGCGCGCAATCTCCGCGCCGACATCGCCCATCACCAGCTGCGTGCGCGGATCGTCCAGGCACCCGTCGGCCAATTCCGCCATCGGCCCGCGCGCCCAGTCGATGATGCCCGGCACCAGCTCGACCACGCACGCCCACCCCTTCGGCCCCAGCCGCCTGAGCGCCGCGCGCAGCGTAAATCCCATGCCATATCCGCCGATCAGCAGCCGCGCGCTCGCCGGATCGCTCAACCGGTCCAGCGTCATTTCCGCCAGTGCCTCTTCCGATCCGCTCATCCGGCTCGACATCAGCTCGTTGCGCTCGAGCATGATGATGAAGTCGCGCCCATGCCGCACCAGCCGCAACGGCTCCCCGCCCGGCACCTCGGCGACGCCAATCAATTCCCTCGGCGTCATCTCAACTCCACGTAAAACTCAACACGCTCTCGCCTTCCAGCAACCCCGTCGAACTGAACCGCCGCTCCGCAATCCGCCCGCGCCCCAGATGGTCCACCGTCACCACCGTGCTGCACCGCGTCCCATAGACCGGGTTGCGGATGAACACCGGCGAATCCACCGGCTCGAACGGATCGGGCTCGTAGCGCTCCGCCGCCCCCGCCGGCCGCTCGTCGGCCAGTACCGCGAACAGCGGCTCCAGCGCCGAACTCCCCGCCTCCAGCCAGGCGCGCAGCCCCATCTGCACCCGGATCGTCTTGGGCCACAGCGTGTCGAACAGCCCGTTCGACAGCCCGTGCATCCCCGGGCTCAGCGGCCGCCGCACCGGATCGGGCCGGTTCGACAGATAGAGCGGCCCGTCGCGATCCACCGCGATCAGGTTGAACGGGTTGTACGCGTCCAGATCCTCCGGCTCATGCCCGGCCAGCATGTCGGTCACCAAAGCCCCGCGCGACAGCTTGGCGGGATCAGCCGCCTCGCCCCGAACATTTGTAACGGCAGCCAGCCGCCCGGCCTCATTCACCGCCAGCCAGGTCCCCCCGGCCTCCAGATCGCGCCCGCCAATCACCGGCCCCTTGGCCATCCACCGCGCCAACGGCGCCGTCGCGCGCGCATGCCGCTCGTCGCGGTTCCCCGCCGCGACCAACACCCAATTGGGATGCATCCCCCACGCCAACGCCAGCACGCACATGGGAGCGTGGCTTAGCGGGGGGCGAACGCATCGCCTAGAGCCGATCTCAAGGCTTGCGCACCCCGACCTCGCCCTTCCACCCGAACACCAGCTCCCACACCGCCCATACCAGCGCATCCGCCCGATCCGGCGATCGCCCCGGCCCGGCATAATCGCCCCCGCGCACCAGCCCGCACAGCTCGTCCTCCAGCACCGGAAACGGCTCGGCGTGCCGCACCTGTCGCCGCTCGTACAGCGCCGCCACCGGCTCGGCCCGCGCCGCCTTGCCCCGGCTGGCATGGACCAGCCGCACCGGCATCGCCACCGCTGCCGCGCGCAGCACGCTTTCGACCATGTCGCCGCCCTGGTTCTTCTCCGCCACCACGCGATCCGCACCCTGCCGCTCGGCACACGCCGCCACCGCCTGCGCCCAGCCCTCGGGCGACAGGCCGCTAACGCTCGCATCCTCCAGCACGTTCAGCCGCCCCGCGCCATCGATCGCCACCGCGACGATCCCGCACGCATCGCCCTGCGCACTCGCCGGCGGATCGACGCCGACCACCACGCGCACGGGGTCGCCCACCACAACCGCCCGCGCCGCCTCGATCATCGCCCGCGTCCACAGCGCGCCCGGCACATCGCTCAGCAGCTCGCCCTCCAGCTCCTGCCGCCCCAGCCGCGTGCCGCCATATTCGGCCTCCATCGCTTCGACGAAGCTCGCGGGCAGATGCGGATTGTCGCGCGTCCGCCCCCGCGTCTCGACACAGCCCGGCAACGCCATCACCCGCCGCATCAACCGCGTCGGGCGGGGCGTCGTCGTCACCAGCACGCGCGGCCGCTCGCCCAACCGCAATCCCATCACCAGATTGTCCCACGCCGCATCGCCCCGGCGCCCCCATTTGCCCAGCTCATCGGCCCAGGCGGCATGATGCTCCGGCCCGCGCAGCCCCTCGGGCGATTCCGCCGAATAGGCGAACGCCACCGCGCCCGATGGCCAGTGCAGCTCACGCGCGCTCGCCTTCCACACCGGTTGCCGGTCGGCGCGGGCCGTGGCGATCAGCCCCGACTGCCCCTCGATCATCACCCGCCGCACTTCGTCCAGGCTCGCCCCGACCAGCGCAAAGCGCCCCTCGGGTTCATCCAGCGCCAGCTGGTTGACCCATTCGCTCCCGGCGCGCGTCTTGCCAAAGCCACGCCCGGCGCGGATCAGCCACACCCGCCAGTCGCCCGACGGCACCAGCTGCCCGCCATGCGCCCACAGCGTCCACCGTGCCAGAAACTCGCGCCGCATCGGCTTCGTCATCCCGCGCACCGCATGGCCGCGTTCTTCATCGGGCAGCGCGATCAGCCGGTCGATGAACGCGCCGATCTCCGCATCACTCGCCATCGCGCGCACCCTCCGCCTGCGCGGCGTGATCGATCACCGCGTCGCGTGCCGGGACCTGATCGCCCGCACCCGCATCCTGCGTCAGCAACTCCGCCTTGCCCTTGGCCGCCCACTCGGCGTCACGCGCGCGCCGCATCTCGATCGCCTTGAGCCGCTTGAGCAGCATCGCATCGGTTTCATCGGGTCGCGCATATTGCGGGCCGCCCCCACCTTTGCGCGGTTTGCCGGAAGCGTTGCGGTGTAGGACCAACAGCTTCAGCGCCGTCTCCAAACTGACCGGTCCCAAAGCGCTGTCGACGCCTGCTCCCAACGGCTCGTCCGGCCCCCTGCCCGCCAGGACATGACCGACCACGCGCGTCTCCAGCATCTGGTAGCCGAGCGCGAGCGCCTCTTCCCACGCCTCGGCAAATTTCGGCTCCCGGCGACGCAGCGTGTAAACCGATCCGGGGATCACCCCGATCACCGCCGCCGATTCCTTGACGTTGCAGGTGGCAGCGAGGTGATCGAGAAACGCCTCGCGCATCGCCTTGGTCCAGCGGATCCATTTGCGCTTCTGATCGAACGGCGCATGCACCGGATCGGTATAGGCGCGTCGCGTCCCCAT